GGCTTCTTTGTTAGCTGCTGCGATAAATGTTTGATAGTGTGAATACTCACCGCCAAAATCTGCCGCGCCGAATTCTGTATCGTAAATAATTCCGTAATGCTTCATATATATAACCCTATTTGTTTTGTTATCGTGTAGTCATTGTATCGTAGTTTTGCTGTATGTCAAGCGGTTATTTAAACATTATTACCTTATACCCCATTAGAGATAGTAAGGTAGCTATATAACCCTATGGGAAACACACCTTATATATACACCGATTAAATGCCAGGTAGGCAACCACCCCGACACATTCACTTAGCAAATCACTGGCGACAATGCCTGTGCATAACCCTGTGGATATCCTGTGGATAACTTCCAGGTAATTGTGGATAACTCTGCCTTGTGGATAACTCTGTGGATAAGCTGTGGATAAAGGGGCGGGGGCAGGGGCGGCAAGTCGTAATTGTTACAGTAGCCACCCAGATACAAAATAGGTGATTTTTGGTTATTTAATTAACGAAATTAACGATAAAATAAAATGAGTTAACTTATTGTTTTACTTACTAGTTTTTATTTATTTTTACTATACGGAAAACGGACAGCTCGATGCGTAGCATAAAACGTACAGAACGATACGGAGTATGATAATACCACCACAGTTTTTATCGCATGTTTATCGTATGTTTATCGTAAATATAAAATAGTTCTTGACTTATTCAAAATTATATGCTATAATATTATATAGTTTCATGCGAAGCATAAGTTACTATGTTAATAACAAAATAAAAAAAATAAGAAAATAATAAACTATGAATCCACCTAGAAAAACTCCATTTTTCGGCCAACATAGAATGATTTACAATAAGAAGAAAGATAATTATAAAGGGGAAAGCTATGCCCTTAAGAAATGTAGGTATAAAAAGAAAGTAGATTTAAATAACTAATAAGGAGGTGGTCTATGCCACAAGGTACAGGTACATATGGTTCTAAGGTTGGGCGACCACCTAAGAAAAAGAAAAAGCCAGCTAGTAGAAGTGGTATGGGTATGGCTTCATATCAACGAACAGCTGGCGTACAACAAAGAAAGAAGAAAAAGAAATGAAGATTGCAATAGTAGTGGTCTTAATACTAAACCTTAACGGTGAGGTAATACACAAGACTACTATTGAGCAAGAGTGTCCTGACGTAGCGGCTATTGCCAATGAACTGGAGGACATGAAAGTAAAGAAAATGATAAAAGACTACGGTGCAGTATGCCTGCCCGCAGAGTTCTCGAATTACGTTGAAGGGATACCATTATGAAGAAATTACTAATTAACTTACGTTACTTACTAGCACCCGCCTCGATTAGTTTGGCACTCTACGGAGTAGTTCAAGGAGGTGTATTGTCTTGGTTGGGTGTATTTATGCTAGGTGTAGCCATTATCGTGGATACACTCGTGAAGAAGCAAACAGTAGGTGCAGGTTTTGACGAGAACGGAGAAACTAACGGCGTGGCGTGGTTCCAGAACCTAACCATGTACGTTATGCTACCACTGTTTATCTGCCTACAAATTGCACTGGCCTTCCAGGTTAGTGGGTTTATGGCAGGCGCAGTAACACTAACTGAGTTAATCGGCGCAACGCTGTCCACTGGTATCTTCCTTGGTATCGGTATTATCTACGGCCACGAGCTAGCGCATACCAAAGGCTTTTCCTTTGTTATCGCTAGGATGATGATGGCTTTAAGTGGCAAGGCACACTTCTGCTACGCACATGTCTACAACCACCACTTAGAGTTGGGGCATGAAGATGACCCAGCAACATCACCTCGTGGACGTACCCTATATAAGCACTACCCACTATCAGGATTAGGGCAATCCAAGTTCCTATTCATGATGGAGAAGCAACGCTTAGAGCGTCTGGATAAGTCCTTCCTATCGTTTGACAACCGCTGGATTCGTGGCTATCTAATGGCCTTACCAACAGTATTGTTATTCTGGTCAGTAGGTGGTTGGGTAGGTATGGCTGTATTAGCCGTTATGTGGCTAGTCAGCAACTTTGAATTAGAAACATTAAACTACTTAGAGCATTATGGTCTTTACAGAGAAAAAGGTCAGCCCATTGATTACCGCCATTCTTGGGATAACGCTACTGCTTTCTCAAGCTGGTTCTTTATCGAGATTGGCCGTCAAGGAGACCATCACGACCGTGGCGAGACACACTTCTGGGAACTAGACGAAGTAGGTTCACCAAATACAGGGCATGGCTACTTCCAACTGTTTGCTTTAGCCTTAGTCCCGCCAGTATTCTTTCGTATGATTAACGAGTACTTGACTATCTGGGACAAAGAGATGGCATCGGAAGGGGAAATTAAAATTGCGGAAAAGATTAAATGAAGAAATGTATGAATAGTAACGGTGACTGGTGCTTCTTTGCACTGGTCGCTGGTTTTTGTGTAGGTGTATTTGCAGCAGTACTAGCTGTAGCAACATAGAGGAATAGTATGCACTCAGTAGTCTACGTTAAGTGGAATGATGCTTGCGAAGCGGAGGATATGCAGAACGCTGAAATGGGTAACTGTATACAGGAAGTAGCAGGTTTTTTCGTTAAAAGAAGCGACAACAATTACTACATAGCACGAGATTACAATACTCTGGACGAGCAGTACTTAAAGATTCTTCGTATACCAGAGCAATATATTATTGACTTTATAGTTATGAAAAAATGATACAGATGTTATTAGCACCAATAGCTGAAGTAGCTAAGACTTGGGTAGGCGGTAAGGTAGCTGAAAGCAAAGCTAAGTCCCAAGCCAACCTAGAGACTACTAAAGCTAAAGCGGAAGTAATGAAGAAGGTTGCAGCAGGTGAGCTGGACTGGAATCAGGCTATGGCTGAAGCTAGTAATAAATCTTGGAAGGACGAGTGGCTTACTATTTTAGTTAGTATACCACTTATCCTAGCATTTACAGGGCATGAAGAAATAGTCATGCGTGGCTTTACTGCATTAGAAGCTATGCCAGACTTCTACAAGACAGCAGTAGGTGTGGTATTCGCTGCATCATTCGGTATTCAATCAATTAAAAACATGATGAACAAAAAGTAATGGCAGATATAACAGTAGCAAAACCTTTAAAAAAGCCAGAATGGGAAGATAGGATTAATAATCCAGAAAGCTATCCTGTTATTAAAAATAAAGATGGTAGCATATCAACACATGAAATGGCTGCTGAAACAGATGGACAGGGTAACTGGTACGTTTTTCCTACAATTATTCAGGAAACAGGCGGTGGTTTAAAAAGGTTTGAAGACCCACAAAATGCACTGTCCTATGCGCTAAGAACAGGAAACTATAAACCATTTACTAGTAAAGAAGATGCTTTATCTTATTCTGCTGGCGGATACAAAACAGATAAATTTAAAAAATACTATAATAAATTAATGAGTAAATAAATGACTGACGAAAAAGCAGTTCCCAAACGAAGGGGTAGACCGCCTAAGAAAGCCATACAAGAGAAAAAGAAACCAGGTAAAGTAGGTAGGCCTGCTGGAGATGCAGATGCTATTCGTGAGTACAAAGCTCGCTTACTTGCGTCCCCTAAGTCTCGTAAGGTTATGGATAGTATCCTTAATGCTGCGTTAGATGACGACCATAAGAACCAAGCAGCAGCATGGAAGCTAGTAGTGGATAGGATTATGCCACTATCTTACTTTGATGAGGCTAAGAACACAGGTGGCAAAGCCGCAGTAAACATTACAATCACTGGGGTAGGTGGCGATACCACTATTATCGGTGAACAAGAAGACGCTCTAGATGGTGACTTCATTAACCTAAACCCTGGAGCAGATGAAGATGAGTGAAGAATTTTCAAACCCAAGTGAAAATACTGCTGAAGACCTTGATAAAACAGTGGACTACAACAAAGTGTTATTTACTATCGCTAAAAATAGGGGTTGGGACGAGCAGGGTATTTTAAACTTTGATAGTTTTAGGCAACAAGTAGGAGCAGTAGAAAGTAATAACATTTACGATAGGTTGCAAGGCGATAGTGAAAAAGGTATAGGCAGGGGAGCTTATCAATATGAAACAAGCAAGGGTTCTGGCACTAACTCAACTGCTGTTACTAGGTTAAAAAAGGTTTTAAAAGATAATGGGTATGACTTTAGTAATTTACCTAAAGAAGATTTAGCTATATTAAGAACAGAAGACCCTGATTTTTCTAAGGTAAGTCCACCTACTCAAGACTTACTATTTCTGGCAGACAAACTACAACACCCTACGTTTGTGGTAAATGACCTAGCTGAAGGCAAGCTGTCTCCTATGGATGCGTGGTTAGACTACCATTGGTCAGGAAGTAAAAAAGAACGACCAAATAAGGTAGCCCTGTGGAATAGAACTTTTATTTAATGTCTACAGACCTAAATATTAAACTGTTACCGTGGCAACAAAGTGTCTGGGACAGTAAGGCTAGATTTAAAGTAGTAGCAGCAGGTAGACGTACAGGTAAGTCTCGTTTAGCTGCTTACTTACTCGTCTTCTATGCGCTACAGGTTAAGTCAGGGCATGTATTCTATGTAGCCCCGACACAAGGCCAGGCTCGTGACATTATGTGGCAAGCACTACTTGAGATAGGACACCCTGTTATCAAGAGCAGTCACATTAACAACCTACAGATTACACTTATCAATGGAGCAACCATATCATTGAAAGGTGCTGACAGACCAGAAACTATGCGTGGTGTGTCACTAAAGTTTCTAGTAATGGATGAGTACGCAGACATGAAGTCTAGCGTGTGGGAACAAATCCTAAGACCAGCGTTGGCTGACCAAAAAGGTACAGCTTTGTTTATTGGTACGCCTATGGGACGTAACCATTTCTATGACTTGTATAAGTATGCAGAACTAAAAGAAGACGATACTTACGAGTGCTGGCACTTTACTTCCTACGATAATCCATTGCTAGACCCTAAAGAAATAGATGCAGCTAAGAAGTCCATGTCTAGCTTTGCATTTAGACAAGAGTTTATGGCTTCCTTTGAAGCACAGGGTTCTGACATATTTAAGGAAGATTGGATTAAATATGACGATGAAGAACCACAAATAGGCAACTACTATATCGCTATTGATATGGCTGGCTTTGAAGAAAGTGCTAAAAGCAAAAAGTCTAGGCTTGATGATACAGCAATAGTTGTAGCAAAAGTCAGTGAAAATGGCTGGTGGATAGCTGACATCATACATGGTAGGTGGACATTTGAAGAAACAGCTAACAAGATATTTGACGCAGTAAACGAGTATCAACCACAAGCTGTAGGTATCGAGAAAGGTATTGCAAAACAAGCAATCATGTCACCACTAGCTGATTTGATGAAACAACGTAACACCTTTTTTCGCATAGAAGAACTCACACACGGTAACAAGAAAAAGACTGACCGTATTGTAGCTGCATTACAAGGTCGTTTTGAACATGGAACTATTAAACTTAATCGAGGTTCTTGGAACTTACAGTTTTTAGACCAATTATTTCAATTTCCTAACAAACAAGTACATGATGACTTGATAGATGCACTGGCTTACATAGACCAACTAGCAAACATTTCTTATTACTACGACTTTGAAGAAGATAACTTTGAAGTACTAGACTCAATAGCAGGATACTAAATATGTACCAAGATGATGATAACGATTTTCAACCTAACTTAGAAAGTTGGGTAATTAACAAGTGTGACCAGTGGCGTGACCACTACGAAACAAATTATTCGGAAAAGTTTGATGAGTACTATCGTATCTGGCGTGGTATCTGGGATAAGTCAGATAGTATGCGTGACTCCGAGCGTTCCAGAATTATATCACCTGCTACGCAGCAAGCGGTAGAGTCTGCTGTAGCGGAAGTAGAAGAAGCTACTTTTGGGCGTGGTAAGTTCTTCGACATCAGGGACGATGTACAGGATGTAAGAAAAGAAGATATACAGCTTATCCGCGCACAGTTAGAAGAAGATATGCACTTTACTAAAGCAAGAAGTAACATTGCTGAGTGTATTCTTAACTCTGCTGTGTTTGGTACTGGTATTGGTGAGTTAGTAATGGATGAAGTTACTGAATACGTCCCTGCTACTAGGCAGTCGCCT